CCTGCTGTGCCTGATGGGGCATTAAGCCAACGATGCTCTGCGCCAGAAATGTTGTACTGTGCGGCTGCTGCTGTTGCAATGTATTTAAATGAACTATTAAAAGTGACGTTGTTTCCAAGGTATACGTTGCCACGCCCAGTAAGAATAAAATTAGACCCACCTTCAAACTGCGGAATTGTTGAAGCACTCGGTGTAACACCAAGCCCTAGATTGCCTGCGCTGTCAAACCTTCCGTATTCCTTTGTGTAGCCTTCAAAAGCAAGATAGCCATCACTACTTGTTGTTGTACCAAACGCTTGAATCTTTGTGCCACCACTTGTATTTCCATTTGCAATTCCAAAGTTTCCATTTGTAGTTGTGATTGACAGTTTTGCAAAAGGCGAACTCGTCCCAATACCTACATTGCCTGATGCGTTCCAATACAAAACGCTACTATGCGTTGAGCCATCTGTTGAATAACCCAAAGAATATGTGTTTGCACCACTTGTATTTGCAATAGAGCCGTAGTATTGGCTACCAGCAGTTAAAAATGCACTGCTAGTTGAATTATTTGAAAAAGTAGCGCCATTGACTTGCAGTTTTGCAGTAGGCGAACTTGTCCCAATACCCACATTGATGCCGCTTGCGGTGTATAGCGATGTGCTTGTTGCTCTAAAGTTTTCTGAGCCACCAACACCAAGAGAAAAATATGTTGCACCAGTATTTATAAAAGCATATTCGGTTGAGCCGTTATTTGCGGTAAACGAAACATTGGCAAGATTGTCAGATGCTCTACCAACAAGTTTAAAACCTTGTGTATTAACATTTGCTTGAACAGTAAGAGGGTAAGCAGATGCGCTTGTTCCAACACCTAAACTTGTCCCATCAAAAGTAAGCGCAGACCCAGTAGCCAATGCACTTGTACTTGAGGCGTAAACCACACCGCCTGATGTGAATGATGTTAAGCCTGTGCCGCCGTAAGCCGTCCCAAGAGCGTTAGTCAAAGTTAACGTAGCGGCGCTCAATGTTCCAACGCCCGACACATCTCCCGTATCGCCAACAATCACTACGCTGTTCTGGATAATTTTGCCTGTAGTGGAGTCAAACCGAGCGACTGCATTGTCAGTAGACGAAGCTGGGCCGTACACATCACCAGAAGCGGCTGTAGACCATGACAAACCACCAGAGCCGTCCGTAATCAGAGCTTGACCGCTTGTGCCGTCATCTGCGGGGAATGTCAGTGTGTAGCTTGCACCTAATGCCGAGGGCGAACGAAGGCCAACATACTCACCACCTGTTGTGTCTTGAAGACGCAGTGTGCCTTGACCTGTGATGTTGATCTGGGTGGAGCTAAGTGTCGTGCCGTCCCATGTCAGGTTAGCTGAAGCACCGAACAGGCCGCCATTGTTAAATTGGATCTGAGTGTTAGAGCCTGCGGCGTTCGCAATCGTACCCGCCAGCTTGATGTAGTCTGTGCCGTTAAATACCACAGTGACTTTCTCAGCCGCCGCAACAGAAACACCAGTCTGACCAGATGCTTTAAACGTCACTGCGTAGGACGAGGCGTTGTCCACCACATAAGTCTTGCTGTAACTTGGGCCTGTGACCACCTTGGTTGTAGTCGTGCCGGATACTTTAACAATCGCAAACTGGGCGGTAACTGTACCTGCACCAGCTAAAGTAGATGTGATGTTAGAAGCTGAAGCGTCACCTGTCGTATTTGCCAGAGTAACTGCGCCGTCACCTGTAAGCGTCAAAGTGCCCGCAATAGCAATGTTGGTGTACTGCGTAATGCCGTTGTTAACGGTATCGCCCCACGTACCGGAGAGTTCGCCCTGTACTGGAAGAGCTAAACCTAGTTGTCCCGTTGCGCCTGTAGTCATTTAAAAGCTCCTAATTCGTGTCGATTTGTGTCCAGCCCGGATTCTGGGTGTCACTCACCTGTGTCCAGCCCGGAGACTGAACGTTGTTGATATTTTGCCAGTTTGCGGTCTGCGTGTCATCAATAATTTCCCACAAAGGCCGTCCCATTACTAAATCAGATATTGTTGCCAACTCTACAACAGAAGCCATGAATGTTGCTACCGCCGCATCCACATCACTAATCGTTGCCGCCTCAGAGATCACACCCTTAAATGTAACCCCAGCCGCTACAGAATCAGACCCCGTTGCACTCTCACTGACAGAAGCATTAACTGCCGTGCTTGCACTTACGCTGTCCGATCCAGTCGCTGTCTCAACAATATATGCCAAGAACGTGAACGCTGAAGCCGTTGTGTCTGCGCCAGTCGCACTCTCAAGTATCTGACCTAAGAAGTTGGCAAACGCCGCCGTTGAATCTGACCCCGTAGCAGTCTCACTGACTGACACCCCGTATGTCGGAATGGCGCTTATCGCATCACTACCTGTCGCTGACTCACTGACCGCAGATCCAAACGTTGCCGTTGCACTTATTGCGTCTGTACCTGTACTTGTCTCGCTTACTGCCGCACCAAACGTAGCCAGTGCGCTAATCTCATCCGATCCCGTGGCAGTCTCACTGACCGCCGCCAGAACACTAACAACTGAAGAAGGGGCATCTGTCCCTGTCGCAGTTTCAGCAACACTCCGGTCATAGACTGAATCACCCCAGCCAGCCTGACCCCATGTGCCAGAACCCCAGCCGCCTTCAGCCATTTAGACCTCAACCGGCGAGAGAGAACGTATACGTTACAGAGATAATGTCGCCAGAAACCACCGAGCGATCACCGGGCGAACTAAAGTCAGCCGCTGAAAACAATGTGCCTGTCGTACCACTCTTAGCACTACCGCTGGTCAAGAACGCGCCCCCAACAGTGGAAGTTGCGTTAATGTTGAACGTAGCAGGAGAAGCTGAGTTGGTCACCACAGAAGGGTTAGCAGTAGTCGCCGTAGCAAACGTAGCCGCCACACGGGTTGCATTGCTATAAGGTACAACCTCAGTCCAGCCAGCGTGGGAAGACATCGTGTCACCAGCCGCAGGCGTATTAGAAGCACCAGCACCGTACAGGCCGATGTACCAAGTGGTAATCTGGGCTACTGAAGTCAGAGCCGTGCCCGCCATGTACTGTAGGCCAACGTTGACTACCAAGTTCTTAGTCTCAGCAGACCACTTGAGCTTGCCGTCTTTATCGTGGCATTCAACGTAGTAAACGCCTGTAGCCTTGGCTTGTTCGCCTGACTGAGTGCCAGCAATAAGACCGCTAGAAATGTGGTCGGTTACTTTGAGTTTTTCCGTGGTCATATTAAATCCTTATGAAAGTCTGATGAGGGCAGAAGTGCTGGTATCTGTGGGCATTGTTACAGTGAAACTAGTAATAGAAGTTTTATCATTACCAAAATCAAGAACACAAATAGCTGGGGCTGCGCCACCAACTTTGTATATCAATGCCCCACGAGCAGTAATTGAGCCAGTCCAAGCGGGAGAGGAAAACGTTACGTATGCAATGCTACCAGTGGTTGTGGGTGCGTAATTGAGTGTAGCTGTTACTGCTTGCCCAGTAGCAACATAATTTCCACCTGATGATTCACCTACTGAGGTATACGTTGTTGTAGTTTCATCCAGCGTAGCTGAATTGGTATACAACGCAAGCTTAAAAGAATCAGTTGCAAAGTTAATCGTGCCTGTAGTCATAGCCACACGAAGCGTATTGCAAGAGTAGTTGCCAGTAAAAGCCATTAGGTTACCTTCTGACGATACTGACCCGAACGATAAGCATCTTGACGTTCCATGCCATCGCCCAAACGTTTAGCCAAACCAAGTGCTTCTTGGTATTTAGCATTGTAAAAAGTCATGATATCTTGCTCACCTTTCATGTAGGTGTACGCTTCAACCAACGAACCATACAAAAGCACAGTGTCAAAGTTATCACCAAGCCATGTAGTACCTGCCGTCACAATAGACTCTGGGTAGTAGTAATAGTGCAACTCAACGTTGTAGATTGCATCAGGCGTTGGGCCAAGAATAAACGACAACTCAGCTAAGTTAGCTGACTGAGGGCCAAACAAGGCGTAATACCGTGGTATCCCAGTATCGTCTGCCTGTGGGTAAGACTGTCGAATAAAGTTAACGTCTTTGTTTAACAAATACTCGTATGTACCAGAAGCTACCGTGCCATCAATAATTGCCATGGAATACACTGCCAAAAAGTCTGACGGGCACTCTAAGTACTTATTATTTGTGGATGTTACACCCACCACGTTCTTACGAATAGAAGGGAATTGAACCGAGTTGTAAATACGCTGTTCAGCCTGCTCAACAAAGACAGGAATTTCCGCCTCAAAAGACGCTTCCTGATTCTCTGTATAAGCAATGATTGCAGCTTTTAACTCGGTGTAGTTCATGCCATTGAGCCCCTGCTCATAACACCTTTGGTAGCCGCGCCTGTGCCGCGCATCTTAATGCCGGATGTCTTTGTAGGCTTACCTTCAGGGTTGCGGTAGATATTACCCACAGCCATATCAACTGTGTTTGCGCTACTGCGGTTAGGAAGAGAGCCAGGATTGGTAGAAACAGTTGTTGCTTTACCAGTCATAGTGTGGGGTGGTGCATAAACAGCGCCATCACCAACTTCTTTACCCATCATTTTTTTGCTGTATGTAGCCATGATTAGCCTCGCTTTTGGTTAGCAATTTTAGCCAGACCACGACCCATTTTTTTCATGTCAGCATTTGTTTTGCCAACAGTATGCTTCTTGGGGCCATTTTCTGTAGCTACAGTTGGGCCACTGTCGCCGTAATTTTTACCGACTGTTTTGCCTTTTTTAGCAATCCCGTCCGCTGATCTTGTGTATGCCATGTTTAGCTCCTATGTAACTGTTACCGTAACTGTACCAAGTTCTATGGTTAAAACCAAATTATTTGGTGTTAATACCGCATCAAAATTTCTAGAACCCCCTACTGGGTTCCATCCCCACTGAAATACTCGACTACCCGCTTCAGGATATCCAAACTGATCTACACCTGTACCATTGGTGTCGTTGGTTTGAAGTCCACTTTGACCAGATACTTGATAACTTACATCCGGCCTTGGCTCACGTACTGCTTGGGGGTCATTAACTGGGTACATACCCAATTGCAACTGCGGATGATCCGGATCCCAACATTCGTGGCAAACCTTGATTTTAAAAGGCTTGGTCTTAACCGTCTGGGTGCGCAATTCCTTGAGCTTGTAACGCCCAGAGCAACGATCGCACTCGGCAATCGCAAACTTACCAGACGCAAACCGATTAGGCATAGAACAAATTCCTTGGCACAAATCTCAATGGCGCTGTTTCACGGTCTTCTGCCTGCGCTATGTCCCATTGCTGCTCATAATCGGCCTTTAGAGCCATAATTCTTTGCGGATCTATGTCAGGTAGCTTCATGCTCAATTGAACGGCTAGACCGGCCACCATGCAAGGAATAAAGCGGAAAGGAATATCTTGAACAGATGTACCCGTTCCCGCATCTTGAATGCGTCGCATTCTGTAGTACACAAGGGTATATTGATCCCCAGGCGCATTAGGTGTTGGCCAGATATTGATGGCAGGTATGTTTTGGATTGTCAAAGCCGCACCTGATGTATGACTAGCAGCGGTTGTATTGTTCTGCCCACGAGCGCAATTAACCAGTTGATTGCCAACAATGTTGGGGTAACTGATTGTCTCGTTATCAATCTTAATGAAGCCAGCCGTAGCTAAATTAGCAACCGAAGACACTGTAATAGATGTATCTGTACTGTTGATATTGCCGCTTAGCGTTACTGTAGACAAGTTTTCTTGCCCAGATTGGCGGTTAAACCACATCTGAATAGGGCGACCCTGAGCTAGCTTGTTAGGCAAACTCATGTAGGTAGACTCAGAGATGCCGCTGATATTGATGTCTGTTTGGTTTGTTGTACTGTTGTTCTGACGAATTACAGTGTCTAGCAAGTTGATCGTATCCACAGGCATGGGATATATTGCTTGCCCTGTAACCAACACAATTTGACCTTGCTCAACAGTCCAGAAATTTATACCACGATTCGCCCATTCAATTGTCAAAAGGTTCAATGACCGACGTGCAGTGCGGAAGTTGTAGCCCGTGCGAAGTTCTTGACCGCAACGCTCAAACGCCTCTTCAATGAGGTCGTTCATGTCCAAATTAAAGGCCGTGGTTCCGGTAGTCTTAGCCATTATCTATACCCTGCTGTTTTCTTTGCAATTGTTTTGGGTTGAGCTACGAATTGTTTCCCGGCCTTTTTGCCCTTACGTTTCGCCAACGTTGTTGCAGCGTACTCAGCAGGGCTGAGACTTTTGATCGCAGCTTCTGGAAGGTATCGCTCACCTGTTTTACTAGACGGTTTTCCACTTTTGGTTCTCCATTTTTGGTCGCCCCAGTCCTTCAATGATTTCTGAGGCGCTTTCAATCTCGGTAACCCCCGCCAGCCGCCTTGTACTTCTTAGCAACAAGCTGTGCTTTACGTGCTGACCACTGACCTGCGCCAGTGCCCTGCGTTGCTGCGGCTTTTACTTGGGACACAATCCGTTTTCGCAGACTAGGTTTTGTGTAATTGCCAGCAGCGTTTACCTTACCGCCCTCTTTATATTGAGTAAAGTCCGTGTCATCCCGACGAGCTTTCTTAGCCCCGTTAGGCATTTTAGAGGGGGCGATATCCCCCATTCCACGGCTTGCTCGCATGGTTACACCATCTTCCCACGAGTCTTGCCTTTTATAGCGCAGCCATCAGCACGCTTAGAAGCGGAAGAGACTGAACCACCTTTAGCGTAACCTTTTACATCTTTACGTGCTTTCATTTGAGCTTTATCGTCCATGCTCGTCATTCTATTTGAACCAAAAAATTCACCAACTGATCGAACTTTATCTCCAATGTTATCAAGACCTTTATCAAGGCTCTTGTTTATTCCATCAGGATTTAACATTTTTTCACGTTCATATTTTCTAACGGACTGTTCATAAACAGCTTTAGCTTTAGCATCATCTCTAGCTTGTTTTGCGGCATCTGTAGCTGCTTGTCGAGTTGCAATTTCGCCCTGCTTTTGTTTGCGAAAGCTATCAAAATTGCCAGTAGTAGTATCGGGTTCAGGCATTGCTTTGTCATAAGCAGCGCCAGCTTTTTTACGCATTTTTGCGTCCATCATCTCTTGGATTGCGTCTTCTTTAGTAGCCATAATTATCTCCTTAGCAGGTTTTGCCGCCACGTTTCATGGTGATCATTGTGCCTTTGGTTTTGCCTTTAACAGCAACGCCATTTGGTGTTTTACCAGTTTTTACAGCGCCCATCTTAGATGGAGCCATACCGCCAGAAGCCAACTTAGTCATAGTTGCACCTTTGTGCAAACGGCCTTCGTGTTTATTCACAGCCTTTTGCATCATAGACTTGTCTTGCTTCATGTCTGACTTGCCGCCTTCAGCCATACCACCTTTTTTCATAAAGCCCATCTTATTACGTACGGCTGTAGGTAACTTGGCTACACCGGGGTTCTTTTTCATATCCACTTGTTTCATATCGCCACCTTCATTAAAGAGTGCCATTTTCCCGTGCTGGGTTTTTGGCTTGTTTACTTTTTGAACATCTGGACGTGTCACGCCGCCAGAACCAAATTTCCTACCTTTGTCAGCTTTGATGAACTCTTCACCAACACTAGACTTGATACCAACTTTCTTAGCAAATGCAGGGTTTTTAGCCACTGCCGCCATAAAGTTGTGTTGTTTCTTGCTAGTTGAGGGCACTTCTATGCTCCTTCATAAAGTCATCAATCTTGCTCTCAAGTCTATCCAACCTGGCCAGCACTCGATTAATGTCATTATGTACATCTGATTTGGTTACAAACTTCTCAGCATTTTCTTCACGAGTTTTGCTCAAAAGAATACTCAAGCGCTTCACTTCATCGTGAGACGCCTTTACCCAGAACATCAACAGAGCTGATGCAAAGGAAAGAATTACATTCCAAACCATAAGTTCCATGTTAGCAATTCCATGCTCTAAGAGCCTTGTTGATCCGTGAATCTGGATCGTTGGCAGTCTTGGCCGAGGTCAACTTCTTTTTCATGCCACCCATCCGCGCACAAAATGAGTCTTTGCGCGAGCCGCCTTCCGGCTGGGGACGTTTCAAGTTCATACCTTGCGCTTTGGCGGAGGCTCGGCCTTTGGCGTTTAAGCCGCCCTTCTCGGACTTGCCTTCTTTCCTCTGCCATGCTGGACTCTTAGCCATAGAACACCGTAACTTTAGCGGTTGCCGGAAGCGTCACGTGGATATTTGTGTTGAACAAAATACCCTCGCCGGGGATTGACATAGTGATTGGTTGTGTACCAGTACCAATGTTGAACTGCAACAATAAAGCGCCACCTGACCCGCCATCACGGAAGATTACATCACCAGCAGTGCCGCCTGATATGCAGTGGTACGCTTTTAAGCGTGTTCGCTGATTTACTACCGTACCTGTAGCTTCAGTATGAGCCGCTTTTACGTCATATTGCATCATAATTTGATGCTCCTAATTAGGATGGTGTAACAGCAGTCGTGCCGTCAGCGTTCACCCAAGTGCTAGTGGCTGTAGCGCCGGTAGCAATCTTTAAAGTACCCAAAGTAGTGTTAAACACAATGGTACCTGCGGCTTTGCCAACAGTATTTACAGTTGATGTAGCGGAGGCAATTTCTGCTGTAGTAGCAGTTGTAAGCTGAACGTAGCCTGTGGTTGCGTCAATGTTGCCAATAACTGTGCCAGTGACTGTACCGGTTACTGCGCCAATAAAGCCATTTGTGGACGTTACTGGGCCGGAGAAGGTGGTCGATGCCATGATTTTTCCTTACATACAAGTGGAGTGCGCTAGTCTGTATGTCGTCAGCCGGGACTGTCTAGCACACCGGATAACCCCGGGTTAAAGACAATATACAACAAAAGAAAAGGGGGCACAAGGCCCCCATTCAAATATTTCCTAAGAAATATTAAGCACCGGAAGAACCGTACATGCCCAGAGGGTCAGACCAGCCGAAGCTGTAACGCTCACGAGACTTGTAACGAACGTTACCAGTATCAAAATCACCGTCCATAGACTGTGACAAAGGAGTACGCACAAAGTGCTTCATACCGTTAGGAACGTCTGTGGTCAAGAACCAAGCGTTAGTATCGGTCAAGAAGTGGTTAATGGTAAATCCACCAGGGATAGAACCATTGTTCTTCAATGCGTTGATGTCGTTGTCAGCAGTAGACACACGCAATTCAGTCTCAAGCAAGCGAGTTGCCGTGAACTGTAATGCAGGTGGAACAACCAACTTGTTAGGCTTAGCAGCAATCAACAAGCCACGCTCATCTGTCCACAAGCTAATCTGAATAACAGCGTTTTCCAACGATGTTTCGTTCAAGTCAGCAGGGGTAGAAGGAACGTTACTGTTAGTACCGCCAGACACCAAGGGGTGTGCACTAGAGAACAAAGCGACACCATCACCACCAGGATAGGCTGCGCTGAAACCGTTATTCAAAACGGATGCAGCTTTAACCTGCTTGGTGTAAGCCATAGCGCGGGCCAAAGCTTTCGTGTAACGAGCAGACAGTGAGTCATACAAGTTATCTTCGATAGCCTCTTCAGTCAAGCTGAAGCCCAAAGCAATGGTTTCGTGGTTGTATCGAGCAGTCCATGCTTCTTGTGCATTGTCATAAGCGATGGCAGAGCCCTCGTTCTTAACAGGTGCAGCGGAGAAACCAGACAGTTTTGTCTCTTCTTCAAATGAACGCTCAGAGGTCTCTGTTTCGTAGATCTCTTTGTGCTCTTCGCCGTATTTAGCATACTCAAGACCGAACAAAGCGTTCAGACCTGGGAGCAGCTCTTTCAATAGTTGTGCGCGTGAAATAGCCATGATTTAAGCTCCTTATGCTACGTAATAGCGGTGTGCGCCGAAGTTGAACTTAACCAACACTTCGGGGGTTTCGACCAATACAACAGTACCGACGACTTGGGTTGTTACCGCAGTCACAGTAAGAGTTGTACTACCAGTGGTTGTCACAGTAGAAGCAGCGCTCAGGGTAGCACCTGTGAACTGCAACTGACCATTTACCAAGTTGAACACATCAGTGCCGATTGGCAAGAAAGTGCCGACTGGCAAACCAGACACAACAACAGAAGTTGCTGCCGGAGCGCCACCAGACACGTATGTGCTTGATACGCTAACTTGTGTATCGGGAACCAAGTTCAATACACGGAAGCCGCCACCAGAAGCATTAGCAGACGCACCAACAACAGACATACCACTGTTACCAGTAGATGCAGAGCCAGTTTGTGTGCCGCCAGCCATGTTAGCGCCAACGAGGATTGAAGAAGCTGAACCAATAGTTGTACCACCAGCGGTAGTAGTAACAGCGACTTTCATCACTTGGTCAGGATCGTCACCAACAATAGCAGTAATGTCACCAGCAGTTACGTTAGCTGGGTAGTACTGTGAGAATTGACGTTGCTTAGTCGTAGGGTTTGTATAATAGCAACCCAAGAACACGCCAACAGTAGTGTTGGTAGTGCTAACAGGGTAAGTTGCAATCACAACATAACCAGCAGACAAAGTAACTAAGTCACCATAATACAAAGCGGTGCCATAGTTGTACTGAATAGGTAGGTTACGAGTAGAACCCGCAAATACCTGTCCACCGATCAGATTGACCGGTTTAACGCCGTAAGGGGCGTCGATGGTGGGATAAGCCATTTAAGACTCCTATAAAGATTTAAGTACCTTTGCCAAAGCTACTTGAGGATTTACGCTCTTGGAAGAGTGGCATCCGCGCATCGCTTTGACGCATGAAACTGTTATCTACAGCATCCGTCTGAGCTTGAGTTTGTTTAGCAAAGTGTTGGCTTCGCTGGGCAACAAAATCAGAAGGAGTTTTGCAAAGTAACAATCCACCAATCTCAATGTTGTCGCGGTAGCGGCTATTGGGATCAGCTAACAGTCTAAATTTGGGTTGTTCCTCAAGTGCAACGGGCTCCCAGCCTTCTCGGAGTTTGGCCGATAGGTTACGCGGGTCAGCAGCGTTTAATGTTGAGACACGAATCCAACGGTAGTTATACCCAGCCTGCTTGTCGGGCTCAGGTAAGATTTCAGGAAGCGCCCACTGCTTAGGACGTTCTTGTACCGCACGTGTTTCTAACTCTCTTGTGAGTCTATTTTCAGCCATTTTGGGCCTCCACTTTCAGGAATTCCTTAACATATTGTTCAGGAGTAATTCCAAGTTTTTTGATCGTATTCAACTGGCTCTGCTTGAGTTTCACCTTGTTTGGAGATGTACTTCTAGCTACCGGGGCTACTACTGTGCTAGGTCTTGTTCTAGCAGACTCAGTTCTAGCCGTTGATTCATTTGATCTCTGTTGGTTTTGAAAAACCTCTGGAAACCGTTGCCGGATTGTTTTGTCCAATTCCGAATAGTATTCATCCGAGCCAACTGGAACTCCGTTGTCTTTTAGGTCTTCGTGAACACCTAAAGCATAAGCGGTCATCCCTCTGTTTTGACCAAACCACCTGTTGCGGGTTTGCCAATCTTCAGCCCTGTTGTCAGGCTTAGGAACAGATTGTCGTTGCTCTTGACGCGGTTGTACTTCAAATTCTTCCTCTTGTAAAGGGGGTAACTTAAAGTTTTTTACCTGCATTATTTTGTAGTTGGCACTTTGTAAAGCCTGCTGAGCCTCAATGATCTTGTCAGTATCACCGGCGTCATACGCTTCACGGTATGCCCTCTTTGCCATTTCCAACTCCATGTTGGCGGCATTTTGAACAGTAGCAACGTATTCTTTCTCACCATTTGTAAGAATGTTTTTAATACGTTTGTTTTCTTGCAACAGACGTTGGGCAACGTTTAAAGCTTCTTGCTGCTCACGCAGTGCAGATTCTTTTTCACGGCGCTCGTCGTGCCAGACTTTACGCATCTGTTTAAGCTTGTTTTTGACTTCCTCGTCATACTTGTCAAGCTCATCTTTCTCTAGTTCTTCAACCAGAGGTTTAGGCATCGGCTCACGGCCACGATCCTGAGCAGGGGTATCGTCTTCTATCTCGTACTCAAACTCAGGTTCTTTACCTTCGGGTTTATCCTTAGTTTCTGAAGTTTCATCAGGAAACTTAAATTCTTCTTTATCAAATTCAGGCATTTTGTACTCCTTTATTTGCGTTTAATACCACGGGGATCATCAACAGTGCCCTCTACGGAGTCATCATTAATGATACGGAACTCTCGACCATGAATCACCAAGCGGGTTCCCGCATGAGGACGCACAAGAACGAAATCGCCTTTTTGACAATACGCGCCATTTGGGAAGCGTGCAGAGTCTTTGTAGCAGTCTGGGCCCATATCAACAACAAACAAGACGGTTGTGAGTGTCTCTTCATTGCGCATGGTTTCGTCTGCTTTGATTAAACCAATCTCGCTGTCTTCAAATTGTTTTTCCGCTTCCGGAATTGCGCAAAGAATTCGATAGCCAGATGGTTTTGGTAGTTGTTTGCCCTTTTCCTCTGCGGTAGCAGTGAAGTTGTAGGCTCCGACAACTTGCGGGTTGTTGGCGTCTGTAGCCAACAGGATGGAACTAGTCATCCGCGTTCTCCATGGTTTGTTGCAGGTCTAGTGCATATCCTCGTGCAGTGAGCAGACCCTTGATCTCACCACAGAGTTTCTTGTACTCCTCAAAATTTTCTACCCGGCCTTCGGCTAAGTAGTCTCTGAGTTGAGCAACCTTCTCGTCAGATTGCTTTACCAGTACTTCAATAATGTCCATTACTCTTCCTTAGTTACAGGTGTTTCACGTTTCTTGTTCAAGACTGCTTGTAGCCCTTGACTCAAGTGATTGCGTTCTTGTTGCTTACTTTGATACTCGTGATCTCGGTCTTTAAGAGATTTAGCTTGTTGTTTGTCAGACAAATGTTTGAGCACATCAACGCCAAGGTTCAACATACTTTCTTGTTTGTCGTTCTGCATCTGCGTCACGGTTTTAATCGCATCAACTTTCTGACGCTGTGCCTCAAGCTGCAACTGCTCTTGTTTGATCTGCACATCAGCTTGATCTTTAGCCACCTTGCGCTGCAAGTCGCCTTGTTTGATCTGCAACTCTTGTTGTTGCAATTGCACCAACGGATCTTGTGCTTGCTTCTGTGCTTGTTGCTGAGCTTGTTGCTGCATGTTAGAAGCCAACAGGCGTTGTGACGCTTGTGCCAGCAGGGGAGCCAACCGCGCTTCGACTTCGGGATCCATGTTGATGTCTTCGCCAGCCTCGTCTTTTTGTGGAGGCAAACTCATACCCAACTGTTGCTCAATCTGTTTGCGATACTCAAAGCCTAAGTGCTCGTTAACGTGCGCCATCATTGCAGCTTGTAACTGCTGCGCCATCGGGTTGTTCTGCAAGAGAGACATGATCTTGGGATCTTGCATCGCCGACATGTGCACCATGATGTGTGCTTGGTGATCTTGATACATGAATGCCTTGACTGGCTTCATCATCAACACGTTCTGGTTCTCGGACACTGGATCTGTAGGCTTTTGGTCTTCTTCCATCGGCACAAGTTTTGACGCATCTTTAATACCTAACACATCTAACATCTGACGATGCAGGAGTGGCATGTTGTAAAGCTGTGGTGACTGCTGCGCCAACTGCATAACTGCTTGGTACTGCACAATCTTTTGCGCCATGGTTGACGCATTTGGATCACTAACTGGTATCACATCCACGTTGTCGTAGTCGCTACGCTTAGCTTTGCGTGAACCTTCGGTGGGCTGGTAGTTGTAGTCCTCTGGCGTATACGCAGCAATGATGCCTTTTAAGAGTTTCAACTCTTGTTTCATTGAGTAGTGAATACGTGCTTGCACAGCGCTCATCACTTTAAGTGTGCGTTCCAAAATAGCCAGTGTTGTACCAACTGGGGCATTAGCCGACATATCACTGATCTGCAAATCAGCAGTATTGGCAAAGCGGCGACCCTCATCCACGATCTGACCCAGCAAAGCCATCAATGTCTGGCTAGGTTCTTTGTATGGAAGTGGCAACAAGTTGTCGCGGATCGTACCGCTAGGCACATCCACATCACGCCACTCACCGGGAGAAATAGGTGTATCGTCTCCCTTAACACGCAGACCTCGGGCTTTAAAGCCACCGGGTAAGTTGCTTAGAGTACCAGCATCAACAAGCTGACGAATAAGAGAAGTGCCTGACTTAGCAAAAGCCCCGATAAGGTGTATGAGGCCAAAGTAATAGAAGCCAAATCCAGGAACGTATCCATAGTGGACATAGTGCTGTCGTTTTTGATAGGTCTCATCATCAGGCTCCCAGTTGCGGCGCACGGCCAAAACTTTGCTTGAACCTTTCTCAACGGTCACGATGTATGGCAACTTAATGCCAGTTTTCTTACCGTCTTCTTCATGCTCGTAACCGGGCAAGTCAAGGTCAACACTCATCTCAAGAAGTTTGTAGCGGTTGTCTGACGTGGCTCTAAAGCCCATCTTCTCCGCAATCTTCTTCTCAACTTCGTCCAGCACATTGTCTGGATCGCCTAAGTCAATATCACGATAAAAGCCAGCCACTTGCAAGCGGCGTAGCTCATTCTCTGTCTTGCGCATTACATGAGTGACACGTTCAGACGTCTCTAAATTACTTGCACCGTATGGCACAACTAAATCTTCCGCAGGCACAAACAAAGAGACCTGACGATCCATGTGAGGGTCAAAGTACACTTTCTTAAACGCATTACCTGACAGACCCAAGCCCCACAACATGCGCTCATGCTCAGGGCGGAACTCAGTCATCACGTCCGTTAACTGAAAGTTCATATCATCTTGCACACGAACAGCAGCGGCTTTTTTCTCTGGTGTTTCTTTACCAATAATCTGAGTCTTCACGGGCCCAGCGGCAGGGAACGTACTCATCATAGTTTCGGCTTGAAACTTCACAAGCGCTTCTGACAACAGGGGGTGATACACGCCGCATGCGCCTTCCCATGGCTCGGTGCGCTCCTCGATCTTCATACCCAAGAGTTCTAGACCATCTACATAAGTCTGCATCCAGTCTTTGCGGCTACCAACGTCATCGTCAAAATCACTGGCTAACTCACTGGCAAGTTCCTCAAGCACATCCTCACCCAAGTACTCAGCCAAGTTGTCGTCAAACGAGTCATCCTTATCAGAAGCTTTAGGATTAAGATCAATTTCTAACTCAGTTATCTCAATCTCAGGCTCCATCTCAATTTCAATCATCGGCTCTTCCGTCAGAGCGTCGAGTCCTTGCGGTGCTTGGTACAGTGCTTTATCTATAGCCATGTCTGATCCTTAATAGTACGGCTCTTTCCTGCGGAATTGCCGTGGTTCATCTTCTTCATCGGACTCTAGCCTAATAAAGCCGCCACGTCTATAACGTATCAGCGCTTGTGACATGGAGTCCACCATGTCGTCGTGTTCTCCGGATGGGAAACTTGCAACCTCTTCTACAAGTTCTTCCGCCCAGCTAGTGTTTGGAACCCACACCATTCCCGACGCAAATATGTCAGACACCGAGTTTAACCGCGCTATCTTGTCGTTACCTTTAGTAGGCGTAAATTCTTGCACGGGTATACCCATCGCACGAAGCTCAAAGATTAGTGGAGAGCCCGCAGCTTTTGCTTCAACAATCAGCGTATCTGGGTTCCATTCTTTGTATTCTTGCTGCGCTCGCTGTTTTAACTCAGGAAACTCCATCCGAGCTTTGAACGCATTGAGCAAAATAACGTTTGCCCTGTTTATCCCCGTAGCATCAGGCTTATAGAACACGCCCCACGTTGTGCACGCAGAATAGTCCGAGCGTTCTGTCTTTAAAAATGCCGTATCCCAAGACTGAATGACAAATTCACAGAAAGGTGGGTCATCATCTGGCCAAATCTGCCACCACTCCCGCTTAATAATGGCGGATACGTCCGAAGTGGGCTGCTGCATGTACTGCGCCATCCACTTTCCATTAGGAAGTTCCTCTTTTAGCGCGGAAAGTTCTTTTAGCGACCAAAACTGAGGCCATAAGGGTTTACCCGAAGGTAGGATAGCCGGGAAATCAATTACTTCCCACTCTTCACCACTCCTTTGAGCAGCCGCTTTCAACACTTGACCCGTCAAATCCTTCTTTGACCATCTAGTCATCACAACTACGATAGCTCCGCCCGGCTGGAGACGCTGACGAGGGCCAGATGTGTACCACTCATACGTCTTGTCGTAGATTTCTGGGTTAGTTTCGCTTAGTGCTGCCTCTTGCTCGGAGTGAGGGTCATCAATAATGAGCAAATCAGCACCTTTACCAGTAACAGCACCGCCAACACCGATAGCAAAGTAATCACCGCCGTAATTTGTAGCCCAACGACCAGCCGCTTTAGAGTCAGACTGGAGCGCAACGTCTGGAAATATGTCTTTATAGGCATCTGAGTCCACCAAGTTACGTACTTTTCGGCCAAAACCCACCGCTAACTCAGCAGTGTGGCTGGTCTGAATGATCTTTTTGCCCGGATACATCCCCAAAAACCAACTTGGCAAAAGATATGAGGCAAATTCCGACTTGGTATGGCGGGGCGGCATGTTAATAATAAGCCTTTTGACCTCACCACGGGCTACTCGCTCAAATGCACGGGCCATTTTCTCGTGATGCCTGCCGTGAATGAAGCTTGGCCACACGTAATTGACGTACGCCATGAAGTCGTTTGCCGCTTTTTGCTTCGTAACTGCTTTCCTAGCCTCGGCAATAAGCTGGCCTACCTTCTGCTGGGCGGCATCTGGCAGGTTTGGGAGAAGTTTTTCCGCTTCAATCAGCAGCTTCGGATCCATCTGATCTTCCTAGTTCTTCGTCCAAGTCCATGTCGCCAATGCTCTTAGGCGCATCTTTAGCTTCCACATCTATTACTGGGCTGCCATATAAAGCCAGTGTTTTGCGCAGTTCAGACTCAATATCTACCACCGTGCGGTGAGTAACAGTTACATCAATCTTCTCACTGAACAGACCAACAGAGCCAATCCTGCCCAAATTCTCCAGTGCCCGCATGCGCTGCTTGGGGTCTGGATCCACGGATTCCGCTATTAATTTATTAGTTATGTAGTTACGCAGACGACGCTGCACGTCTAAAACCTCCTGATCCCATTCTGTCAGGATGGCTTCAAGATTTAATATGGTTCCGGGGGTCAGGTCTTTTGCAGGGGGTAACTTCTTCGACGCCATTATCTGGTGCGATTCCATTTTGTCCTGCTGGGTAATATCAATCTCTAAACCCTGTTTAGTGAGGGCTTCGATTGTCTTGAAATAGGCATGCGCTTTTTCCCGAAAAGACTCTATCTCTTCAGGTGTAGTGTCAAATGGGAGTGGGATCCCAACTTCTGGCGTAGCAATAATTGGCATAAGCGGTTTGTGGCTCCTGCGTTTAAATGGGGTTGGCGGCTAGGAACTCCTGACCCGACGCGGTGCTTGGAAGTGTCTCCAAACCCTATGCGCTTAACCAACAAGCAAAGTGTACAGTGTTTTCAAAATTTTGCAAATATTGGGGTGGGGGGTAGCGAAATAAAAAGGTGACGGGGGGTGTTCCTATAGAACCGGCAATAAGTACTTCGGAAATGTTAGGTGTAAAGATCTTTTGGTATCTCTTGTTCCGGTTATTAACTCTGCACTGTGTAGTTGTTGTGGTATGTCTTTATGCGGTACGACTACCATACGTGTTGTAAGTAGAGTGCGCGCACGTTACGAATTTCAAAATGTATATATCGGACGTGCATATTAATATGTAGGATCGGAGGGCGGAGTCCCAACTGGTATTTTGGGGGGTGGGGTGTTCTTAATAAGCTGGAAAATATTAACTCTGTTAATAAAATGCTTTGAATTATTAACACTATGGGGTAATATAGAACTGTCCTAACAAGACATTCACATTAACTTTAATTAACGGAGAGATATATGACAAACACAAACACACAAACCGCTTCTTATGAATCAACAGTAACCGCTTGCACAAATGCGGTTCGCAATGATATTAACACTGTTAATAAATGGCAACTGGCGGGTTCTGAAGTGCGGGCTTTTTTTGGGTCTGAAAATGCAATGCTTGAAGTAAAAGCGCAATTCATTGCAGACGCAATATTACCCGCATTAGACAAGAAGCATATAAAAGCTTTAAACACTGAATTACCTCGCAAAAACTCAAAAGAGTTTAATGCATTAGATGCGGGTCAACGCGACACATGGGAATATGTGTATCAGGCTAAAAAAGACGCAAGGTCAACATGCGACACATATTTCACCCGCATTGTGGGCTATGCTTTCCCAAAAGATAAAAAGGAAAGTGAAGTAACAAGCTTGAAAACCAAAATTCAAGTGCAGATTGCGGACTTGATCAAGAAGTGCGAAAAGTCAACCGATGCAGACTTTGACCTTGTTGAAACCACAAAAGCATTGCAAGCTGTATTAACACTTGTTAATAAGTGATCAGGCAACTGACTGAATCAGCCCACTTCGGTGGGCTTTTTCTTTGTCTCGATTTTTGTTCCAACCTTTTTATGATAGTAGCAAGGGGGATGATGATGATGTTGTTAACAGATGTTAATACGAAAGTATTCTGTTCCGCTTGTTCCGCAATGTTCCGTTCGACTGGAACACAGCAAGTCGTTGATTTTAAAGGCTTTTTTACCACTTTTAGTATGTTTGTTCCATTGTTCCATAATATATATAAAGGTAGACGAACCGCAAAATACTTTACAATGTTAAGTGATTCGGGTAGATTAGACAGACAACGCTTTGTCCAAACCCATATTTTGGGCGGAACATTGGAACAGGCTGACAACGAAGCGTATAACACGTTGATTTCATTGCACTTTCTCTCATTTCACCCCACTGGAACACAGTGGAACAGACGGAACAATGCTTAAAAAATAGGCAACTTTTAAGGAAAATATGAACAATATTGCATATCACCCTTGCCGAAACTGTGGTGACGACATACCGCTTGCTCGATGGGCTCTCGGTTTCAAGCACTGCATGCTATGTGGCGAGAAGCTTGCAAGACAGAAACGACACATTGTGGAAATCCCTTTTAGCAAGGGTGCGTATCAATACATCCACAATCCCGATGATCTGCGACTGGTCAACCCCAAGCGCAACAACCCAAAAGATATTAACAGGAGTTAATAAAATGAACTACGAGAGACTTATCCCTGCCAGTTTTGGCATCCTTTCAACCATCGGTTTGGTTGTCGGGTTCAATGGTGATGGTGGCTTGCACAAACTTTGCCTTGTTGCATCGGGTGTTTGCCTTGGCTTTTTAATTGAGTTCGTAACAACAACTGAAGGAGAGTGACATGACTACTGCAATCAAGCAACTGCAAGACTTTGCCAACGCCAACTACGAGGAGGGTGGACATTGGGTCTACGAGGCGTTCGACTGTGCCGATTACCAAGAAGTGCTGACCGCACACAACGGCAACATTGAGCAAGCCAAGAGCCAACTGCAAGAGTATTGGAAGCGTATGTGCATGCTCGAGCGTGAGTATGCGTTCGGTGATGGCGAATATTAACAGGAGTTAATAATATGGACAAAGCTTACAACACAGGCAAGATAATGATCGGTCAGTATTATCAGAAGCCACTTGGTAATCACATGAATAGGGACTGCGAGTTTTGGCAAGCGGTTTATCTCGGTGATTATCAGCGTGAGGTGATATTCAGACGCCAAATGGCTTGGTATATTGTGTTTCTGATTATCTTATTCAGTACGCTTGCGATGGTCATGTAATGATTATTGATCGCAAAACAGGCAAGTCTGTGCATATTGGTGACACGCTGATACGCAAGGACTACAAAGGATTCAAGCACAAGTACGAGGTGATGGACTTCATCCCTCGTGGTGTTTGGGTGCGCAAGTTAACCCAAGGTGATCGCTATGTGTATCTCAGCATGACACTAGCAAGCCTACAACTAGACGAGGTAATGATATGAATGATGTAGATATGAGTGACCCCCGAGTAATGATGCACGAAGCGGCTCATGCTTTCTACGAATGGGAAAAGGGTAGATACAACGGAAATTCCCCATTGAGTGACGATGACCGCCTCACATGGATGCAAGGCTATGTGTACGCATACACAAAATTAACAGGAGTTAATAAATGAAAGTCAGGAAGAACAAGCACAAGATTCTTGAGCGCATGGCAAACCCATCGTGGTTCAGCGACACAAATACCATGTGGTTCATACGCCATGTGAAGCCTTGCAAGTCCTACGAGAAGGGTTGCCCCGACTGCGATGCAGTTATGTTCCGCAAGGAACATGGGCGTTTCCCTTACACGCAAGCCGAATGGTTTGAGTACACAACACGCATCACAACAAGTTAACAGGAGTTAATAACTATGACAAAGTGGGAAAAAATGGAAAGAGTAGTGATTCTTCTAGCCCTTATGGTGCTAGCCCTTGACCTTTTGTACTGGAGACCATGATGAGACACGAACATCTACCCGCATTGAAGCGGTACACATCGCAAGTTCAATACGATGCGTTGAAATCTATTGAGGACACAAAGTCAATCAAAGACCTAGTGTTCTCGGGTAACACTAACCGCACCCTCGGTGTGCTTGTGCGCAGTGCATGGATAAACACCTTTCCCTATGTTCAAGATGGGGTCAAGTACGAGGGGTGGTGCGTGACCGAGGCAGGTAAGCATGCCATGACCATGTTCGAGGAACAACTACGCCTTGAGCAGATCAAGGAGGAGAAGCGTAAGGCTGTGCGTGACAGCTATTACGAGGCACTGCTTCATGCATACGATATAGAGGAGTCTACGAGTCAGAGGCGAGAGGAACTTTCACTAGAGTTACGCAAACTAGAGTGGCAAGTAGAGCAAGCCAAATCAACGCTACGGGCGAGGTCTTACCAGTTAAGTAATGGTGAGCAACGAGATGTTATAGCCCGAGTGCAAAAGGACATTGCACAGCGAGCCAGTCAACAAGTTAACAGGAGTTAATAACATGGGCGCAGATATTCATACATTTATAGAGCGCAAGATGCCCTCGGGTAATTGGGCGTACATGGGCAACCTTGACCATGCCATTCATTCCAAGGCGTTTTGGGGGCATGACAAGCCTAACTTCGGGCACATGTTCTATGTAGTCAATGGTCGCAACTACCAGTTCTTTGCCCGACTTGCGAGTGTGCGTGGTGATGGGCGTGACCCGCAAGGGTTGCCCGATGATGTGAGCGAGATGGTGCAGATGTTCGCTAATGCATGGGAGGGTGATGGGCATAGCCATTCGTGGCTGAGTGCCTCCGACTTTGCTGATGACTACTATGGCGTTGAAGCCCTAGAGAGTGGGGAAGAAGAGCCCATGACCGAGTATCACCAAAACACTTTGAAGGCAGATAAGAACTATGCAGTGCTTCAGTTCTTGCAAGAGATGTGTGGTGTGTCAGGCATAGGCGATATGACCCAAGCCAATGAGTTCCGTTTTGTATTTTGGTTCGACAATTAAATTAACAGGAGTTAATAAAATGCATTCAAGCTATAAGTTCTATGAAGATAAGTTCAACAACACCAAGCCCATTCGTGGGCGGTCAGTTGAGGTCAAGCCCATCGGTCAGCGTAGAAGAGATTGGGAAACTATCACTTCTCAGGATGGGCATGGCGGGAAATCCTACATTGCAAAGCTTTACAACACCGAGTGTGTAGAGTACTTTCCCAATGGTGACATTGTGATTCGGTCAGGTGATTGGGCAACACCAACCACTGCTGAGTTTATCCATGAGCACAGTCCGTTCCGATGCTTCAAGCGGTACAAGAAACTGTGGATACAAAACCGAGATGACTTGCTACCTATAAATAATGAGTTGCGTCTAAAGTATTTAGGTGAGGGCATGGGATGGGAACCAGCAGAGGAAATCGTCATACAGCAACGAGTTGTAGATCGTGACTTGGCTAAGGAAGCACGCGCCCCTTTAATGCCGTTCGTCAACTTTTGTGAGGCGTTCTTGAAAATGTCAGACGGATGGGTTATGCATGACACACGCATGGAGGTAGGGGTCGAGGTAAGTCCTTGGGGTACTTACGATCACAACAAGCTGAGCAACATGCATGCGGATGCAATGTATGACCACATAGCGACATGTGATGATTCCGAGTACTTGTATCTTTTGAGTTACTACTTGGGTGATTCACACCATGTAGAAGAACGCAGACTTGCCAAGGTAGATATGGTTGAAATCATGGCGGGTACACCGAACGCATGGCAACGCAGGGTTGAGTTCTATGACTGCAAGTATTCACAAACGCTACTGCGTAGTCGTATCTTTGAGGTAGCCAAGCGAGCCAAGGAGATACACAAAATTGTAGAGGTCAAGCCCTCGGGCAAAGCAGTTACCAACACACTTTGAAAGGGAATCCACAATTCAAATTTATTTTAAAACGCTTGACATTCAACCCGATATAGGTTATAATGTATATAACAGTGGTAAAGTAACCAACTGTTAGTGAACCTGAGAATCAATTTATTAACCGCTGTTAATCAGCAGAAAGAGTGCGCTATGTCAGTTTTAAATTTTGGTCACACAGTCTCATTGCAAGACTTTGCGAAGAGCATCGGCATCGTAGGTAAAGATGTTACTGTAATCGGTCAGGGCGAGCCAGGAATTGGTAAGTCAAGCATGCTAAAAGTCTTGGCTGGGCAGTATCCCGATTATGAGATCGCATACATCGACTGTACCTTGCTTGATCTTGGTGACTTTGCTTTGCCCTACACAGTTCAAGTTCGTAATGGACTGATCTCCGATGGTGCGTTAGTTGACGAGGGTATGAAGGTAACTAAGTTTGCACCTAACGCTAGGTTCAAGATGCACACAGGCAAGCCAGTGATCGTGATGCTTGACGAGATCGGCAAGGCGATGAAGGCTGTGAAGAATGTGCTATTGACTCTCATGCTAGAGCAACGCATTGGTGACCACTACTTGCCCAAGGGTTCGATTGTGTTTGGTACGACTAACTTACTAACAGATGGTGTGGGTGACATGCTCGAAGCGCATGCTCGCAATCGTGTGTGTATGACAACTGTACGCAAGCCTGATGCAGACGAGTGGATTGATTGGGCAATCACCAACGATGTAGCACCCGAGGTTATTGCATGGGTCAAGCAGTTCCCTCATGCACTGGCAAGTTACACAGATGCAAGTCAGAAGGATAACCCATATATATTTAACCCTACTCGTGCGGGCATGGGTGCGGTGGTTACACCAAGAAGTTTAGAGAAGGCTAGTCACATTGCAAAGCGCAGATCAGAGTTAGGTGACTCGCTGACTATCTCTATGCTGACAGGCACTATCGGTGAGAGCGCAAGCCGTGACATGCAAGCGTTCTTTACTGTGGTGGACAAGTTGCCGACATGGGATGCGATTATGGCAAGCCCTGCTACTACGAAGATGCCAACCGATACAGTTGCGAAATGTATCTTGGTGTTTAGTGCGATCACTAGAGTGGAGAAAGATTCTCTGCCCAAGTGGATGACCTACTTGCAACGGATGGACATGGAGTGGCAAGCATTGTTTGCTACCAGTGTAATGAAGTCGCAAGCTAAGCAAGCGTTCTGTGTGATGAACAAAGAGTTCAAAGACTGGGCGTTGAAAAATCAATGGTTGTTTTAATAAGTTAACAGGAGTTAATAACATGGCTACAAAACTAACAGTCGAGCAACTGATTCAGAAAGATCACGTTGCCTTAATGAAAGACCCCAAGTATTGCTTGTACTCAGGGATTATTATGATCGGTCGCACCGAGGTGAAGGACGATGTGCCTACCGCATGCACCGATGGTCGCAACACTTACTATGGTCGTGACTACATGGCTAAGCAAGCGTCTAACAAACGCAAGGGTGTGATATTGCATGAGAATCTGCACAAGGCTTTCAGGCATACAACTGTATGGAAGCATCTCTACAAAGAGAACCCAACGCTAGCGAACATGGCGTGTGACTATGTGATCAACTTAATGATCATGGATGGTGACAACAACTTTGTGTCTCTGCCCGATGGTGCATTGCTTGACCCCAAGTACAAGGGATTGGATGCGGGTACTGTGTATCGCATGCTCAAGGAAGAAGCCAAGGGTGGCACGATTCATGTCAAGACAGTCGGTGATCAAGAGGGCAAGGATGTGCCAGTGATCGAGGTAGGCAATGGACTAGACGAGCATGATTGGGAGAGTGCCGAGGGCATGACCAACGAGGAGAAAGAAACACTTGCCAAGGACATTGACCAAGCATTGCGTCAGGGTGCGATTCTCGCAGGGAAGATGAGTGCGAATGTACCCCGAGAGATCAGCGATGTACTTGAAGCCAAGGTAGATTGGCGTGAGGCTATGCGTGAGTTCGTTACATCATTCTGCGCAGATAAGGATGAGAGCACATGGAGGCGTCCATCACGCAGATGGATTGGACAAGATGTTTACATGCCCTCAATGATCGGTGAGTCAGTCGGTCGTATCGTAATTGGTATTGACATGTCAGGTTCTATCGGTGACGAAGAGGTCGGTCAGTTCTTGGGTGAGGTCAAGAAGATTTGCGATACTGTCAAACCCGAGGGTATCGACTTGTTGTATTGGGATACCCGAGTATGTCAGCATGAGAAGTATGAGCAAGACCAACTGGATAACTTGTTAGCCAGTACTAAGCCCCGAGGTGGTGGAGGCACTGACCCACAATGCATCGTGGACTACATGAACAACAAGAAGATCAAGGCTGAGTGTGCAGTGATCTTGACCGATGGTTATGTAGGCTCATGGGGTGAGGGTTGGTTGTGTCCTACGCTGTGGGGTATTACAACCGATGTGACATCCGAGATCGGTAAGACTGTTCGTGTCAACTAATTAACAGGTGTTAATAAATGTTCAAGCAATGGTTTGACAAGCGTGCTGAGAAAGGTCAGTACCACACAGTCACGCTAATACTCGAGCAAAACTACAACATAGCTACATGGAAACAGGAGGTACTTATTAGGTACGAGGCGGTTAAGTTTATAAAAGCAAGACCAACAGACGCCAACAAGTATGGGCGTATGACACAAGAAGAAGCCATTGCTATGGCTAAATTATTAAATGCATCAACAGAAGGAGTGATAACAAAATGATACAGAACAGTGCAATGTTAGTAGACCTGAACATCTCAGCGTGGACAGGTCGCAAGATGGATAAGAAAGTATCCGATGAGATTGATTCTGCCAAGCATACCAAGGCGAGGGCGGGTAACTATCACAAGAAGCTATTGGCAGGAACACAGCGATTGGATGAGTTGCAGAAACTTGTTTCAGCAATACGCATTTGGCATTACGAACAGACGCTACCTTGGTCTGATGGTGGCTCACGCCTACTACCAATGAAAAACTTCTTTGAGTACAAGGCTACGCTAGGCGATTACCAGAACCAGTTCGCTGAGTCTGTGCAAGGGTTTTTGGAAGATTACGACACACTTGTTACGGCAGCAGCATTTCAACTAGGTGATCTGTTTGATGCAGAGGAGTACCCACATGCTTCAAAGCTAGAGAGTAAGTTCAAGTTTAAGTATGTGTTCTTGCCAGTACCCGATGTAGGTGACTTTCGCATTGATGTGAACGAGGCGGGTCGGGCTGAGTTGCAACAACAGTACGAGGAGTTTTTCAATAACAAGTTGTCTGATGCCATGCAAGATGCGTGGGACAGGCTACACGACTGTCTAACTAAGATGAGTGACAAACTTGCAGGGCAAGATAAACAAATCTTTCGGGACTCATTGGTAAACAACGCTGTGGACTTGTGTGAACTGCTCACTAAGTTGAATGTAACCAATGACTCGAAGCTAGAGGTAATGAGAAAGAAGTTAGAGAGTGCGCTTGTAGGTGTATCTGCAGGTGATCTGCGTAAGGATGATGGGACACGACTGAGCGTCAAAGCCGAGGTCGATAAGATTCTGTCAATGTTCTGATTAACAGGAGTTAATAAGTATGAACGAGCAAATGATATGGGAGTACTTGCGTAATGAGGTTGAACACAGAGGCATCTACCGAGTACCGCCCAATGGTAGGAATCTCCCTGCGAAAGCCCCGAACAGGGGTTACTCATGGCAGTTCTATTTGCGTAGATGTTTGTTTGACCCGAAGTTTGTGATTGGGGCGGCTGAGTTGTTGGTCAACAAGTTGCCTGACAAGAACATACAGATCGGTGCTTGCGAAGATGCGGGTGTGCCACTTGGGTTAGCTATGTCAGCTATCTTGGGTACGCCAATGATCTCAGTCAAGAAGTCACGCAAGGTGTATGGGTTACTTAATTTTACGGAAGGAGTAGCAACAGGCAAACCAATAGTGCTTGTAGATGACCTAGCAGGGTCGCAAGATACGCTGAAGAAATCAGTAAGTATTCTGCATGCGTTTAATTTACCAACTGCGGACTTCTATGTAGCACTGGTAGATAAGACACAAGGCACACATAAAAACAATTATGTGGGTGCGAAAGAACTTATTAGTTTGTTTACATGTGATGACTTTGCGATGAGTTGGTCAGAGTATGTAGAGAAGTTCCAAAAGAACCCCGAGTTCGGGGCACATTATTAAATTAACAGATGTTAATAAGGAGTAGAGATGCTAAACATAATTAACCCCGAAGAGATGAATCCAATCTTCACACAACTGATTGCAGACTTCAGACGCACACAAGTCAGTAGGTTTCCAATTACTGTCACTGCTCGCAACTTTGGTAGTTTGATTGTCTTTGAGGACAGCAGATTCCCTGCCAAGAACACGAAGGTGCATAACATCGTGGGCACACTGCGTGACTGCGGTTTAGACAAGAACAGCAAACAAGTTTATGAGGTGCGTAGCAGACTAATTAACAACGAGAAGTATGCACAGCACAACGATGACTACTACTCAAGAACAACCAATGACCCCAAGAAGGTCAGTAAGTTCCTCAAGGATTACTTCAAGCCGTTCGCACCAAGCGAGATCGCAGGGCTTACATCTAGTAGGTTCAGTAACCATGATGACGAGTGGCGTGATGAGTTCAGATGGAAGCTTAGAGATGTGGTTGCAATAGAGCCAAGCGAATTATTCGCTGAAGTACAGTATCTTCAAGCTCATGGTGTAGAGTTTCAGTCAGACAAGTTTAAGCGTATCGTTACAGAAGGCATGCCAATGTTTACTGAACACATGCGTAGGAAGAACGAATCTCGCAAGGCGACACATGTCTTTATCAATCCTGATGAATCTACGCAAGTTACTTTTGGTGACTTCAACTATACCTATCAGAGTATGGGAGAGATGCCCGAGAACATGCAACAACAAGTTGCTATGTTGCGTATGGTTGAGGCTGACACATTCATCCCCGAGGTCGGCATGAAGATGAGTACAAATACCTATTGGATTTACGCAACACCCGAACAAAATTAATTCTCAAACTATTGACAAACCTATAAGAGTTCCATATATTATGGATATGAGGGTTAAAAAGCCGTATGTAGCGAGAGTAGTGTTGACTGATGATGGTGGGTGGCATCACATAGATGTTCTAAACAACTACTCATTCGTGATTGATACATTGATGCATGGTACGAAAGTGCCTGACTATGTAGAGGAGCGCATAGCTTTACTGAAGCTGTGTGAGATCAACAAGCGTAAGAAAGGAGAGAAGCTAGGTAGAAGAACAGGAGATGGTACATTGGTGATGTATCTCAGCTACGATGAGTACATCGAATTAAAAAATCTATTTAAAGAGTGCAAAAATGAAAAAGATTCCAGTTAATGTAAGAGTATTGCGTGCCGTGGCAACAACTATGCCCAAGGGTGCGAAGGTTAAAGATATTGTCAAGATCACAGGCATGGTAAGCCAAAGCGTGTCTGCGTGTTTGTGGAAGCTTAAAGATCAGGGCAAGATCAATAGAGATGATGGGTTCTACAAGATTAACGACTATGTATTAACAGATGTTAATAAGCCAGTCGAAACAATACCCGCTACGCTCGAAGCGAATGATGAGAGCGAGACTCTCACACTTGGCAAGGTTGCACGAAAACTTGCACAAGAGAACGAACGCCTCAAGAACGAGGTACGCAACATGGAGAAGTCGTGGCGTGAAGCCCGACAATCCTCACTGGAGTTTGAACGCAAGTACTTTGATGCGCTTGCCGTTATCAGCTACCTAGAATCCAAGTAATGGCTACACCTGAAGCAAAGGTTAAAGCTAAAGTCAAAAACCTGCTAGCGAGGTATAAGGTGTATTTCTTTATGCCCGCTACGCATGGTTACGGCTCATCGGGTGTGCCCGACATTGTTGCATGCATGCAAGGAAAATTCATTGGCATCGAAGTTAAAGCAAATGGCGGTGTGCCTACTGCTTTGCAGATGAAGAACTTGATGAGTATCGTGGACAACAAGGGTATCTCCATCATCATTGACGAGACAGGCATAGGTTTGTTTCAGTTAATGCTTGCGACATGGATAACAAGTGGCGTGCCCAAAGAAGGATACATCGCAGAACTGTTCAAGCAAGAGGATGCTACATGAGGAGTAGACCAACTGATGGTACTGCTAGGCGGTTGACCCGCATACTGCATGGCAAGTACGCAGTCTCTATAAAAGATGTTGCTAGGTTACTGCACATAAGTGACCGGCATGCATGGAGGTTTATTGATCGCCTCGTTAAAGAAGGCGTCATTGAACTGCGATACCGACAACGATACAACTACTATTCTGTTAGGAGGAATAAATGAAGATACAACAAATGAGTCATGCGCTCAAGGTAATGCGCGATAAGTATGGGCTCGATGCGACTGACCTAGAACTGTTGGGTGAATTTGTGCACCTTGAGAATGATGTAACTATCATGGATTTTATTGCCGCATTTAGTGGGGCTTCTCAAGCAACAACCCATTCACGCATAAAGAGATTGTGTGAAAAGAACATTCTCAAGAAGGTTGATGTGTCTGACAACCTACGCTACAAAACCTTGGAGAAAGGCTCCGAGTACAACAATCTAATCAAGGTATTGGAGAAGCTATGAGCACTAAAGAACCCGCTGAGATGAACAACGCACCAGTTGATGTTGAGCAAGTGTTTAAAGACATGTTCGATAAAGTGACCGAAGAGGTTAAAGATGGATTGGACAATGACTCTGTAGCTGTTGCAACCATACTAGATGACAAGATCAACCAACGGATTGATGTAGTCTTTAGAGAACATTGGAACAGAACTTTACGCAATTATATTAACACCCGCATCTCTGAAGAAGTTGCAGAACACGCCACACTCTTGGGTAAACGCTTGGGTGAGTTACAAGGAAATCGAGGTGAACTATGAGCGAAGAAAAAATATTCTCAGGTGTTGATGCCCTGATTGAACGCATGGAGTTGTACCCCGAAGAATTCTTTGAGAATGGGGAAAAGCGCAGTCGATGGACGTTTATATATAAGGACTATTTCCGTGATGCCATGACCGAGGCAGAGAAAGGTCGCATACATGAAGCAGTACGCAAGATGCGTAGGTTGGAGTTCGATGCCACTGTACTCAAAGAGTTGATGAAAGAAGATGCGCCTGAAGAGGGTGTCCCTGTAACATCTATTGGTAAGCAAGGCACTACTGGTACATACAACACTGGTCTTGGTAACTCTGCATTATCAAACATGCACCAACAAAATAGTTTGTGGAACGCACCCATCAAGAAAAAAGGAGGCAGGGTATGAAATTCATGGAAAAGATTTATCGTGTTTTCTGTGCTGACGAGGTGAAGCTGATGCTCAATCACATGGAAGAAAACTTAGCTGACTTTGATGACCACAATAACAAGTGGTCTGAAATATTTTGCGCTAAAGAATACACCACTGTAGAAAGAGCCGCACTTGGCTTTGCATATAAACGGCTGAAGAAAAACTTGAAGCGGCAGAAGTTGCTTGCGCAAATATTGAGTCAGAAGTTAAACCCTGAAAAAGTAGAGCACTCATCAAATTCAGTAACATCTTGGCGTACATCGGGTTCAACAATGTCTGCATTACACAGCCAAGCACTAACGGGGCAACAAGCGCAGTACAACCAACAACTTGCGCAACAAATGCAACGACAATATGAGTTGGCACTGCACAACTACAAACAACCATGAACATCATTACTGTTGATTTTGAGACCTACTACGGCAAGGACTTGGGCTTCAAAACCCATACTACCGAGGAATATGTACGCCATGAGGACTTTGAAGTTATTGGTGTGGCTGTTGCTGTTGATGATGGAGAAGCAACTTGGTTCTCAGGCCCGGCCAGTGATATAAAGACATTCCTAAACAAGTTTGACTGGAGCAATTCATTCGCTCTGGCCCACAACACCCAATTCGATGGGGCAATCCTTAACTGGATATTTGGGATACAACCCAAGGGCTACCTAGATACACTGTGCATGGCTCGGGCTTTGCATGGAGTTGAGGCGGGTGGTAGTCTGAAAGTATTGGCAGAACGATACAAGATTGGTGTCAAGGGTACTGAGGTTGATGATGCGTATGGCAAACGCAGAAAAGACTTTACACCCGAAGCACTTGAGCAGTATGGAAGCTACTGCCGTAACGATGTAGGTTTGTGCAAGACACTATTTAATATCTTCATGGAGAAGTTCCCCGTGAAAGAGTTAAAGGTTATTGATACTACTCTGCGTATGTTCGTTGAACCAACGCTCAGGCTTAACCTACCGATGCTTGAGTCTCATCTTGAGACAGTCAAGGAACGCAAAGCCAAACTACTTGCTGTAGCTGAAGCTGATAAAGATTCTTTGATGAGCAACGACAAGTTTGCTGAGTTGTTGAAGTTGTTGGGGGTCGAGCCTCCTACTAAGATTAGCGCACGCACAGGCAAGCAAGCGTGGGCATTTGCCAAGACTGACGAGGAGTTCAAGGTACTGCTAGAACATCCTGACCCAAGGGTACAAGCACTGGTGAGCGCACGATTAGGTAATAAGACAACCTTAGAAGAAACACGCACACAAAGATTTATTGACATTGCATTGCGTGGGTCACTCCCAGTACCAATTAAATACTATGCCGCCCATACAGGCAGATGGGGAGGTGACGACAAGATTAACTTGCAGAACCTACCGAGCCGTGGGCAGAACGCAAACAAGTTGAAGTTGTCGATTGAAGCACCCGAAGGCTATGTGATTATTGACTCAGACTCATCACAGATTGAGGCAAGAACAGTTGCGTGGTTGGCAGGGCAGAACGATTTGGTGGAAGCATTTGACAAGGGCGAAGATGTTTACAAGATCATGGCGTCAGCTATTTATGGCAAGGATGAATCAGAGATTACGAAGGAAGAAAGATTTGTCGGTAAGACTACGATTCTCGGAGCAGGGTATGGCATGGGTGGTGCGAAGTTCCAAACTCAACTCAAAACATTTGGTGTTGAGATGCAAGCGGACGAGTGTGCGAGGATTATTTCGGTCTACCGCAGTCGCTATTCAAAAGTCCCTGCGCTATGGAGACAAGCCCAAGGGTGCGTTGAAGCCCTCGTTAACAACCAAGGAGCAACTTTTGGGGAAGTTGATGCGGTCGTATTCGATGCCTCCCAAGGTGGATTCCTCCTCCCAAGTGGACTATGGCAAAAGTACGAAGGGCTGACCAAAGTATTTGACCCTGAAGGTAAGGCTCAATACCAATACAAAACCCGCAAGGGTATCGTTAAGATTTATGGTGGCAAGGTCGTTGAGAACATCTGTCAAGCCGTTGCTCGATGTGTTATTGCTGAACAGATGTTGAAAATAGCCAAGCGATACAAGGTCGTGCTGACTGTGCATGATGCTGTTGCTTGTATTGCCAAAGAAGATGAAGCGAAGGAGGCGCAAGATTATGTCGAACAATGCATGCGATGGAGACCCACTTGGTGTCAGACACTACCGCTTAACTGCGAGTCAGGGGTCGGGCGGAGTTATGGTGACTGTTGATCTGCGTAAGGGCAGACACTTTGATCGTAACTTTGATTGGTGTGTTCAATATGATGGGCTTCAGCCAACCTTACACAATTGGTTAGCACTAGATAAAGAATATACATACAAAGAGGGGTTACTTAATCTTTGGATAGACGGCATGCCGTTGAAAAGCATTGCGGGTATGGCGGGTATGCGTACTAGTGATTTAAGTAAAAAACTTAACCCCATGAAAGAAGAATACTTTGGAAGGTGTTTAAACAATCATGCAAAGATTGAAGCAATTTTGAAGCGTGAAGACCCTGAGTACGACTACATGGTTTATCAAAAGACTGTGGTGAATGAACTGTGCGCACTGCTCATGGGTGGTGCCGAAATAAAAGATGTATTAGAACAAATGGCAAACTTAGGAGAAACAAATGACTTGGCCTTTTCCCCCATTCCCAAACCCCAAGGACAAGGGCAACCGAGTCCCAAAATTTAACCCTGACAACCATGAGGATGCACCAAGATGATTCACACTGACGAAGACGATGAGTTTGCCCGCATCGAGCGTGAGGCAGAACTGCGTAAAGGACAACCATACCACTTTACCAAGCGTAAAGATGATGACGATGATATTCAAGACTACGTTCGCCCTTGGGTTGGGCTGACAGAGGAGGAGATTAGATTGCAATGGTCTGAATTTTGGAAGACTGAGTGTCATCCTTGGGCAATTGATTTTGCCAAAGCCATTGAAGCCAAACTCAAGGAAAAGAACAATGGATAAAGACGGATACCACGGCTATTACAGGGAAGAACCGTTTAAACAACGCCCTTGGGTT